TGCCCGAACATGACTCAACATCTATCGCCAATCCCCAGCCGTGATTGCTCATGCCGGGGCTACTACTTGGTGCGAAGCCGTCGCGCAGATAGTAGATCTGCCCATTGCTTTTGCGTGTGATGTTCCTGCTCTGTGGAGTCAATGAGTAGCGTTGCTTGAAGAGTGCGGTCTGTCCTGCGAGTGTGCGGTACGCGCCGACATGATCCAACGAGATGCCCTCAAAGAATGCGGCCATCGTGAGACAGTTCCATGCGGTCGCTGCTTGCCTGTGAAGTTCGCCGTGAGTAGGCCCAATCTTGCGGAGCACATCCTTGCGGAGGAGTCCGTTCATGGCGTGCTTCAGATCGGCGGGCATGACAATCGGGCGAACTGGATAGTCGGTCATTTCTTTCTCGAGATGATCGGTGGTGACTCGGAAGTGCCCTTAATACCGTTGCCAATTCCGTAGCCGACAATAGAGCCGATGAGCCCAGTGCCAGCGGACTCTTCAATCTTGCCGACTGCCATCAGGACAGTGATACACGCAAGCCCGAGAATGACAATAAGAGCCTTCGGTGAGTTCGTGATGTTCATTAGTCGAGACCTACATCTTCCACGATGATGAACGCTCGAGCAGTTCCCGAGTGAACTAATCGGGGTGTGCCCGTGGTGCTTGAAGATAACGCGCAAGGTACAACGGTTACTGATCCACTGGCGAAGGTGCCGATGAAGATGCAAGTTTGTCCTGTTGTCGTTGAGACTGCCGTCTCGTTTTGCACGAATGTGGATTGAAGTTGAGTGCCTGCGGCGTTGGTTTGTCGGAGTTGTAAGTTGATATATGAGGCCACCGTTGACGTTTGGCATTGGGGCTCGTAGTAGGTGATCTTGTAAAGCCGCGTTGAGTCCGCTGTCCATGTTGTAGTTAACCCGGGCACTGCAGTGAGTGTTGTGGTGAGGTTGTAGTTAGAAGCGTCGGAGTCGTTGGATGCTACGCCGAATGGAAGATTGTTCATCTCTGTTGCGGTCAATGTTTGACCTACGGTGAAAGCGTTATTGAGTGCCATCAGTTCTCCTCTTCGGGTTCAGGTTCGGGTGGTGGGTCAGGTAGCCATTCTTCTTCGACGATGTTGTTGTTTGGTTTGGTTGGGTCGTAGCCGTCAAGACCGTAAGTAATGCGAATTCTCATGTGACCCTCAACATACAAGTCGAACCAAAATAGGCAGATGTTAGAGTTCCAGCCGTAGTAAATGCTCCTGTAATGCTTGCCTCAGTCCACAACCCTGCATCAGGATAGATTGCGCCAGTTGTGCTTACTAAATAACCAAGTGCCGAAGTACTGGTCACAATGACACCACCGAAGTTGCCTGTTCCTGACGCGCTTTGTTGGTTAAATGCTATCCAATAATTACCAGCAGAAAGACTTTGTGAAATTGTAATTTCGTAATATGCATTCGCCGCTGTTGCCGAAACTGTCCCTGCGTCAAGTAAGACCGTATTGGGTTTGCCTGTGGATGAATTGTTGTTGTAGATACCCATTCGCACCGTAGAAGTTCCAGTAAAAGTGCCTCGCGTCTCGATTGAAATTCTGTCAAAAGTCTTTGTTTCACTGATTGAGAAAGGTACATAAACCGTTGTGTTCGTAGTAGCAGTAAGAGCAGATTGAGCACCTATCCCTCTATAATAAAGCCCTGATGTGAAACCAAAAGGAGTTGCGGAACCTGAAGCACCTTGGGATCCTTGCGATCCTGCTGTACCTTGAGATCCTGTAGTACCTTGCGAGCCAGTTGTGCCTTGAGAACCTGTCGCACCTTGGGATCCTGTCGGCCCTTGACTACCTGTTGAGCCTTGAGGCCCTGCGACACCTTGCGCACCGACATCACCCTGAGATCCTGCTGTACCTTGCGAACCTGCCGTTCCCTGCGCGCCTGCCGTTCCCTGCGCACCGACATCACCCTGAGATCCTGCTGTACCTTGCGAACCTGCCGTTCCCTGCGCGCCTGCCGTTCCCTGCGCACCGACATCACCTTGAGAACCAGCGGTACCTTGACTACCAGTTGAGCCTTGAGCACCTTGAGAACCTGAACCTGTGGCACCCTGCGCACCCTGACTACCTGCGTCACCTTGAGAACCTGTAGAGCCTTGAGCACCTTGAGTCCCGGCACCAGTTGCGCCTTGCGCACCCTGACTACCTGCGTCGCCTTGGGAGCCCGATGAACCCTGTGCGCCTTGACTACCTGAACCAGTCGCGCCTTGTGATCCTTGAGAGCCTGCGTCGCCCTGCGATCCTGCCGATCCTTGTGAACCCTGTGAACCTGAGCCCTGTGCGCCTTGCGCACCAGCGGAGCCCTGCGAACCAGCACTACCCTGCGAACCTGTCGTTCCTTGAGATCCCGTTGTGCCCTGCGATCCTGTAGATCCCTGCGAACCAACTGAACCCTGCGATCCGACATTTCCTTGACTTCCAGTAGGGCCCTGACTACCAGTGGAGCCTTGAGAACCTTGTGGCCCTGTGGCGGCGTTCTGAATCACGAATGCTGTTGTCGCCAGTTGCGTCGAGTTAGTTGCCAACGGTGCGGTCGGAGCGGCGGGCACACCAGTGAAAGTCGGTGATGCCAGACGCGCCAACACGGGAGCCGCAGTCGTACCGATCGTTGTCTCTATCGCCTCGATAGCGTCATTCGCGTTGGTGTGTTGATCAGCGTGAGATGGCGAGTTCATCGGATCCGTGGTTAGCGGATTAACGAGACTGTCAATGCTGGTGGGGAAGTTGGTGCTCATCTGATGCCTTTCATTATTGACACTACCATCCCAGTTCGCTGGTATTGAGGACACCATTAACACCAGAGTCCAACGTGAAGAAGGTTAAATATGCGATGTAGTTAGGGCTGGTATAAATTTCAATGTTTGTGCGCGATGGTGTCACTGTCATGCTGAAGCCTTGGGTGATCTGTGATGAGGTTAATGTTGTCGGTGAGCCGGGGTTCTTGTAGGAGACAGTGACTACGGGTGTGTTTGCCCAAGTGGCATTAAAGAACTCGGTGAGATTGTTGGCGGTGTCGGAGATACTGATATTGAAGGACAGTTCATCGGGATCAGATCGAGTCAAAACTTGCCATTGGGCGAACGATAAAGCCTGAGAGCCTGTGTCATCTACAGTAGCGAACTCTGCGCCATAGGTGTCGTATGTTCCCACGCCTGTTGCGTTCTCTGCGTTCTGTGCCGGGGCAACTGGCGGGGTGACGGTGCAAGTGTTCAGATAGTCGGAGCCGAGCGCGATGCGCTTGATGTCCGAGTAGCCGAACTGGAATGATCCTGATGCACTGCGGGCGTAGGTGATTCCAGAAGTGAAGTTGTAGATTTCTGACCGACTGTAAAGGTAGATGCGTTCGTCAGTGCATCCGAGCCAACCCTGTTCGGTCACCATATTGAGATTAAGACGATTCAACACTGTGCCCGTATAGGTATCGGCGGCGGCCGCTATTGAGTCGCCACCACCAACATAAGTAAATCCTGTCCCTGTGGGGAACAAAGAGTTAAATGCGTCTGCTAATTGTTTGATGGTTTGATCAACTGGGATGTCTTGCTCAAACACTTGGAGCCGACCACTGCGACCAACAAGATCCGCGCACACGATCGTCGCCGATGAGCCTCCACCGTTGCCACCACGATCGTTGAAGAGCACCTCTTGAACATAGAACCACTGATAGAAAGATGTGCCCGTAGCGGTCAGGATGATCTTGTCGTTGAGGTCGTATCCGTTCGCTTCGCCGTTGTCATTGTGAATGGTGAACACGAGTGAGCCGGGTGCCCAAGAATCAAACTGGGTGCGCCTGCCCGTGAAGTATTGCAATGACTCAATCTGGTTGGTGACATCAGTTGAGAACCGTTCCACTTGCCAGACTTGTTTGGTCATCAGTTGCCTCGAGTGTTCACGGGGATCGGGCCTGCGGTGCGGTTGTAGTCTTGGAGGGCTTTAACGACTGCTTGAGGGTCTGCTCCTTGAACATTGACTGTGATGGTGTTGCCACCGATCGCCGAGTTCGGTGTGATCATTCCGCTGCCCGATGGTGTGAAGATCTCGGGCCCGCGCTCTCCCACAATGTATGAACTCCCGCCCATTACTGAGCCACCGTTAGCGCGCCCCGGAATACCAGCGAGAGTCAGGGCATCTTCTATGTTGAGGTTGCCAGCCTCGCCGCCTTGAGATAGCCATGTCGCCAAGTCAATGGCGGCCTGTCGCCCATCAGTTTTAAAAGCCAACACGATTTCCTTGTTAGAGATCTTGTCCATACCGTTAGCGATTCCTGACAACCCTGTAATGAACTCAAGTTCTAACTCAATATATTTCTGAATGTCAGAATCGGCTCCAGTTGCGAACGCTCGAGCGGCGGCGGCTTCAACACCAGCCAACTGTCCTTGAACATCTTCAAGCGCGATCGCCGTGTCAAGCACTCCAGTGAGTGTCTTCCATTCCGATGTTGCGCTCGCCATTGCTACGGCCGCATTCTCAAAGCCACTAACAAAACCGTCAAGCCCACCGTCTTTCAATTCCTTAAGAGACTGGTTCAGGAAGTCTTGTTCTTCACGCGCCGCCCGCAATTCGTTTGCGTACACTTCCACTTTCTCTGGTGCGTCAGTAAAGATTCCGATAACTGCGTTCCCGATGTCTCTGAAGCCTGACATCGGATCATCAAAATAACCCTTCGCCTTGCTCAAGAAATTTAAGGTGGTGACTGCGAAGCCGCCTGCGTTAATAACGAAGGCTTGCCACTTTGTTCCAAGTTCATCCAATGTGTCTCGGAATTGTTCAGCCTTCTTTAGTTCTTCGGGCGTGATCACTTGTGCATCAACAACAGAAGCGAGAGATTGCGATAACTCGTACGATCCCATGTTGATGAATTGGGACATCTCTTGCCAACCCTTGCCGAGGAGTTGCGCTGCTACTCGAGCGCGTTCGGCGGGATCTTTAATCTTCTTTAATCGGTCAATGACCGCCAAGAAAGTTCCATTAACATCGGTGAGGCCCGAGTCAGTTTTGACAACATCTACGCCCAACTTGGCGAACAGTTCGGGAGATTGCCCAAGAGTCATATTCATTTTGGCGATTGCGCCCTGTATAGATTCAGAAGCAATGCCAATGTCGGCACCGACTTCCTTGAAGCGTGATGCTTCTTGAACGCTCAAGCCTGTGGCGGCGGCGAACTTTCCTGATTCAAGAGCGAGCGTCTGGAACTCTCCAATGGCTTTCACTGCGAAGCCTGCGATGGCACTGCCAGCCGCCAATGCGAACGCTCCTGCATTTGCTTTTACTGCGTTGAGAGCAGCGTTGGATCCTGCCTTAAATTTATTCATGGATCCCGAGGCCGCATTCACATCTGTCTTGAAATTTGCAAACGCTGCCTGCGCCGCCTTAATTCCTTTGTCCGCAAACTGTGTGACGATCGGGAGGTTGATTGCCATTAGAATTTCACCTTCATTAGTTCTTGATTAGAACGATAGATCACACGGTCAATAGTAGGGCCAAGTTCACGCTGGAAGTCTGGGATCGCTTTCTCTCCACCAGCCCACATAAATCGAGACGGCCCACGACCAAGACGCTCATCTAACACTTGAACAAAGTTCGGTCGCGCTCTGTTTGGGTTCTTGTTGCGTGTGCGGTTCGGACCCTTACCAGCCATGTCCATCATCGCCAACGCTCCACCAGTAGTGCCAACCGTGATCACTCCAATGGTCTCATACTGTGCACCTTTTGCGATGTTGCGTTTGCGCGCCGCTCGAGTGTTCGTCTTGACTTTGATGCCTTTGTTCTTGGAGTTATAGAAGCCTGTCCGACTTGCGTTCTCCATCCCTGACATCGGCGCACCGGGAGGGAGGATCTCCTTGATAGCGGCGACCACAGTCTTCTCACCGATGCGCTTAATGTCGCGACCGATCTCAAGGCGTAGTTTCTTGTCCACTTTGTTGATGATCTTCAGGGACTCCTTGAGTCCTTTGATCTCCATGCTTGCGGTCAGATCTACGGCCATTACTTCTTCTCGTTCTGCTCAACGATGAGACGGATCATCTCATCTATTATTTGTGGCGGTGTCTCCATCAGATCCAACGGGCTGATCCCAGTCCTGACCGCTAACTGTGCAATCAGGTTGGTGGCCCTTCCGACTTTCCCTCCGCTTTTGGGATGAAAGTGATGTCTCCGACTTCATCCAAGAACTGCCCGAAGACTTTGACTGTGATCTTCTTTGTTCGCAACGCATCCCACGCGAGCCATGCCAACTGCTTGAACTTCATGTCTTCCAAGAACTTGGAGACCGAGGTCTGTGGGTGTTGGTCTTCCCAACGCGATGCGACACCATAGGTCACTGGGGCCTCGTGTGTCTCACCGTTGAGCATCTCAACCTTGAGTATCATTCCAATCATGTCGGGTCTCCTTGGACTATGGGGTGATGTCGCGTACGAATGTGCCACCAGTGAAGGATGCGTTGATCATGGACAGTTCGCCGACGGTTGCGTTGATCGGTGTGAAGGTCGCCATCATTGCGTTGGTGATCGTGTATTCAGGGTTCGTTGCCGATTCAGATGCGCCCGCTGGGGAGATCACAATGGTCGTGGTGCCTGCGCCGACTGCGGCAAACAGTGTTGCTTCTGCGGAGCCTGCGCCGTAGTAATCGAAGAGTGTCACTTCAACGCTCACCGACTGGAGGCCCTTCGTGTATAGGTGGCCCGAGTCGCCGAAGGTTGTCATCTCAAGCGAGTCGTAACCCACAGTTAATACTGCGCTCGAACACATTGCCGTGACATCCACGGCCCCGATCGTAACGGTCGGATTCGCGAGGTAAGTAGTTGCGGTAGTTGCCATTATTGTTTCCTTTGTTTAAGGGACTCGCTGAGCAGCGATCCGAATTGTGAGGTCGTATGCGGGAAGTTCTTGTGAACCGATCTGGGCGACACTGGGTGATCCTGATAGGACTGCGATCTCAGAATCCATGATGGTGTCCACCACGGTCAAAATGTAGTTAGTCGCGTCTTGGTTGCCGGGTGGCGCACCGAGGACTCGAATGTCGCAAGTGATGTCGGCGATCTGATTGTTAAATGCGGTGAAGGTGGGGAGTTCCACAAACACGGTGAGCGGGCGTGCGTTGCGTGGGTCGGTCACTGGTACAAGAGCGAGCGCACTCAAAGAGTCGGCGATCACTGTGATGGTGTCGCGGAATATGCCGTCAGTTGAGATAGTCATGCCCGAGTAGGTGTAGTCTTCGGTGTCGTAGATGACGGCCGAGTTGTAAAGAAGGTTCGCTGGCATCTCATGCCACTTGCGCTCTCTTGATGCCGAGAAGCGAGTTAATGCGCCCCATGGATGCGACTGGTGCGGAGATCGTCATGTCTTGGAAACTCGCGAAGGAGTCAATACTTCCGCGTTCTCGATACAGGCTCGCCGCCATTAACACTGCCCCAGATTGTACGGCCGCGTCTGGAACGACTGTCATTGAGTCATGGTAGCCCGCTTGAGATCTGCGCTTAAAGCAGTACGCGTTACTGGCATTGACTGAGGTTGTCATGAATTGGGTGTCATTGGCCGTCGCGCCACTGATTCCAAGAAATTCGGTGAGCATCGCCACTGTGATCCAAGTGCAAGATGTTGGCACTGTCCAAGTGAGATTCCCTACTGGAGATACTTCATTGCGAGGAAGATCGGCGGCCGTGACTTGGAAGAGGATCTGATTCTTGATAACTACATTGGTGTTGAATAGATAGTCGCCTTCGGCAGAGACACCAGTGAACAAGTAGATCGGAATCTGGAACACCTTGCGAGTGCCGTTAATCGTTGAGGAACATCCTGAGATGGTGACATTCTGTCCGATGAGAACATCGGTAGATTCGAGGGTCTGAACCACGCCAACATTGTCCAACACTTGTTGGTGCGTGACTGTAAATGATGGCATGGTTCAGACTGCGTTCGGAGTCAGGCTTGTGGGATCTTCATGAACTGGTTTGCGTCAATCATTATCGGCGCGAAGTACCCACGAAACGCCACATCGCGTGAGAGCGTTGAGGCTCCCGAACCGATGTCTGCAACTATTGCGCCCTTCTGCTGCTCATAGCAACGGAAAGCACCAGTGGCGGCCGCTCCGACAATCGTGGTCTTCGCAGCGAAGTTGGTGTCCACTACGAGGCGAAGACCGAAGACGATGGATTCGCGTGAGCCGGGGTTCATTGTGCCGAACGCATTCATTGGGCCGACCTGTGGAAATAACGGTCTGTCCGCCGTATCGTTTAATGATCCCAATTGCGCGAATACATCGCCAGATACAAAGAGATGATCTGGCAAGTAGTTGCCACTGGAGAGGATTGTGTTCGCGCAAGCGTAGATCTTCGCTACCCAGTCGGCTGGATCGGTTGGAGCCACATTGCCTGTGGCCTGAGTCGTGCCAGTTAGCAATGCGTCGGCCGCAACATCGTCGGTGAACAATGCGTACTTCTTGCCGAGGTCTTCTAACAAGGCTCCGAGCACTTCGGGATCTGACCAGTCGATTGAGGCTTCTGACAGTTGGACATAGCCACCGTAGATTCCCTTTGTGACTTGCACATCATCAACGATGAACTGTCCAGCGGTGATTGTGGCGTTCTGTGTCTGAGGCCCACCAATTGAGGTATGGGTCGTAATTTTTGGAACGATGAACACCTTGCCTCCTGCTGGCATGGCGCGAGCACCGATTGCATCAACGACAGGGCGCAAGCCCTGAATCCCCGAATAAATTGGCGCGACAATCGGCGTCGGCATAATTCCATCAAGGTCCCCCGTGGTCACTGAGGGTGCGGCGGCGCGTAGGCGAGCGTTGAACTCGGCGGCGATTGAGCCACCTGCGAACTGTGCGGCCATCCATTCGCCTGCTGAGGGCATCTTGAATTCTTGTTTTGCGGTTGCGTAGATGGGTTGAGTCGCGACTGCGGCCTCAACTGTGGTTGGTTCTGACATGGGTACATCCTCCTCGGATGGTTGTGGTGGGGTTTCTTCTTCTGGTATTTCTTCTTCATCGTTCGCCGAAGCGAACACACTGGAGATCTCTGCGTCTGCGTATGCCGGGAAGGACACGAGTGAGATCTCCATGAGTCGAGCCTCACTGACTTCCATGACACCATCAACGCGTTTGAACTTGAGTGGCATTGCGCCGACTGACACTGCCGAGATGGAGCCATCAGCGAGCAACGCCAACGCATCATCAGCGGCGCGTGTTGCGCTTAACTTTGCAACAAACATCAGACCGTCTTCTGTTGAGACTCGTTCAGTCACGCGACCGATCACGCGTGTGTCGTCGTGATACTCAAGAAGTTTCGGCATCGGGCCATCAACAGAGATGGAGCCTTCCAAGAACTTTACTGGCCCTACATCGTTGGACAGATTCGCAACCACATTCCATGGCACTGCGAGCCCTGTGATTGTGCGCGTTGGTGTGCCATCTTCGGCGGCCGCATCAAGCGTGACGAGTTGCGCGTTGAATTTGATCATGAATACATCTCTTCTCTGTCGCGTGCTTCTTCTGCCGCTGGTTCTGTTGGTACTTCGGCAAGATGGTTGTCGTAAATGTACGCATCCACATCAAACTCCACAAAGCGATTGCGAGGCAGAATGTTGGTCATGCTCATCGTTGATTCCATGCAATTCAAGACCTGCTTCGCTCCGAAGAGATAGAGATCCTGACGCGCTTGTTGCGCATTCTGATATGTGAATGATCCGCTGATCCCGATGCCGAGCAAGTAAGGAGGGACACCAACTTGGCGCGACACTTCAAGCGAAGAGTATTGGCGCGACTCAAGTAGTTGGAGTTTGTTCGGATCACTCTTGAACTCGTTGAAGGTGACACCGCCTGCGAGCGCGCCGATGGCACCTGTCTGCCTTGCTTGTCGCCATGATGCGGCGAGTTCACCAAGATCTTCAGCGGACATCTGCTCACTGTTCTCACCTACGGTCAGCCAGCCCGCCGCGATCTCATTCGAGGCAAATCGTTCAGCGGCTTGATCAAGTTTGAGAGCAGTCTGGATTGTGCGCGCACCAGTGAAGAGGAATCCTTGAACACCACTGATGAACTGGATCACATCTTCGGTTGGCAACTGGACACCGTTGAAGGTGATCTGATTGGACTGTCCGAAGAATTGCGGGCCCGCTTGATCAAGTGTGGACACCATTGAGGCGGGCAACCATTGGAACGAGAGCGGGCGACCTGTTGCCGATGACCTACTTGTCACAAACCAGAACGCGCGGCCTCTCATCATTATGTCCATGGCCGTGTTGCTCATGATGAAGTTCATGGTGGACTTCGGATCTGGAGCATCCATCCACGCTTCATTCTCAAGATAGATCTTCTCGTACCGTTCGCCTGTCCACTGTTTGGTGTAGTGGCGTAGCGGGAGACATCCGACCATGCTCAAGATCATCTGTGTGGCGCGTGCAACGGTGGCGCAGGAGAGGGCCAGTTCTGTGCTCGCCCCGACAGAGTACGAGTAGAACTGACCCACCTGCGCGGCACTTCCCGCTGCTGCTTGAAGCGGCGCGTGTGTGAAGGAGGGTGTCTGCTTCTTGTTGC